GCTGTGTCTACCGTTCTCCATAACTGAATAGACATAACTACGTTTGTTTCTACAGTATGATCTTCTGTAAAAGCAACGTTTATTTTGTCGGTGTCTATAGTTAAAGTGTCACTTGTTGCGCTCACTACCTTTGTACCAACCGGCACAAGTCCTGAGGAAACAAAGTACTTTGTAATTGCTTCTTTAAGTACTGCATCTGCAGTAAAGTCCTGCGTTACGTTTGTGAGTGTTGTCTGGTGGTTTACAGTGTCTATATCATCTTCGTCTATATCGCAGGTAAAAATGTGAAGGTCCGCATCCTTTACAACGCGGTTTACTGTTACAAACTTTTTGTAAGTACAAAAATCATTATAGCGTGTATCGTAATTGTCCGGAGCAGCGCTTCCCCATACCATCTGAGGCTTGTGCGCAGTAGAAGCAAAATAAAGTCTGTTATTAAAAAATGCAACGCAGCCAGGATATTTTGTGGCTGTTGTAAAAAGTCCGGTTTCTGCATCCGGATCTGTTCCGTAAACTTCCCAGGCGCTCACGTTCCATTTATAAAGTTTTCCGTTTACAATGCAGTAAAAGTCTGTAACATTCTCGCTGAATGTCTGTGTATATGTTGTCGGTACACCGTTTATAAGGCGCTTGTATGTAAAGCTCTGTCCGTCTTTTGTAGGGAAGGTAGAATCTGCGACAACCATTACGTAGTCGTAGTCGTCATCAAGCTCTACATCCGGTACAAAATCAAACTCCATATTGCTTCCGGTAAAAGTAGTTCCGGATAATTTAAGAATAAACGGTTTATAATTCTTATGCACAAAAATCATCGTGTCGTAATTCTGTGCATACTGTATTTCACGGATTTCTAATAATGTCTCATAATCTGTGTATATGCTTTGTACAACTGAATATCCTAAAAGATTTCTCCATATCCTTATAATTCCTTTTTTTGATCCTGGTGTAAGCGGGTCATAAGAAGGATTAAGTCCCAGCTCCAAAATATAGCTCACGTTTCTGTCTACAATAAAAGGAATTAAGCGCGTTTCTCCTAAAAGTTTTCCTACGCGCTCTGTTCCTATTCTGCGGTGTATTCCGCCTGTTGGTGTTATTTCAAAGTTTTCAATGCGGCCGGCACCCTGGTAATACTGCTGAATGTCTACACGGCCATTCAACATAGGGCTGAGCTCACCGGATGCAAAGTTTGTTATAAGCATTAGATTTCACCTCCGCTTGTAAGTCCCAGCTGGTCGGTCCACCATTTATTTCCTTTGGCTCTGTTACGTGCCTGTTCTGCACTGCGCTTCATTGCACCGTCTGCAATAAGACGTGCTTCGTTATAAAGCATCTGGTATTTATCTGTTCCTGCTGTGAGCTTCAACGCAATGGAAGCAGCAAGTTTGCATTCAATGTAAGAGGATAGTTCCGGATCAAACTCCGGCTGGCTGTAAAAATCATAGTCCTCTTCGATGCGGATATAGTAAGTAATTAAAGTACTCCAGGCTTCGGCCTTTTCGTAATTTCCTTCTGAATCTTTTACATAATATTTATCAAGGTCTGCTTCAACCGGATTTTCTACTTCTTCATAAACATACTTTCCCGTAAAATAATTACGGATATAAAGCAAAATAGGTTCTCCGTCATCGCAGTAAATATAGCCGCCTTCAACGATATAAGGGTCTCCATCGTTCATAGCAACAACCTTTGCGCAATCTGCAGGAAGCAAAAACATATTACTGTAGCCGGTAAGGTTTACCTGTATTTTATAATAATATTCTTTAGTGGCATCAAACTCTGTCTCTTTTCTCCATACAAAATCAACTTCGTCAAACCACCAGTATTTATCTACATCACTTGCAGTAGGATTTAAAACCAGCTCATACTCATAATTATCCCGCGCATAAAGTTTTGCGCGTTTCTTCTGGCTGGTCCAGTTATAAGAGGATAGTGCATCTAATATTGTTGCAAGATAAAACTCCTGTACAACTCGTACACGGTTACTTGTTCCGTCCTGCCATTCCGTCTCTGTAATAGGCTCTTCGCCTGCTTTTACAAAAGCTCTTGCAACTAACTGTCTGTCGATATTCATATTAAAACCCTATCAAACCTTATTAAAAAATAAGGCACGGCACCATAAAGCACCGTGCCTTTGTTTTACTTTGTTACCTTCTCAAAATATTCAAGAGGCTTAAGGTCCGCAGGTAATTCTACTCTGTCGTCCTTGTGCCACATAATATCATTCCAGTAACAATCGCAAGTTATCTTGTACAAGATAGTCTTGCCGGATGCAGCCTTTACAGCTTCATCCATAGGCTGTGCAGCCTTCTCAACGTCTGCCATAAGCATTAAGCCCCCTGGTATACATCCAGCCATGCGTCAAACTTGCCGGCTGTGAAGTTTCCGGTGCCGATTGCAGCAACGCGGATATAGGTATAATTAAAGCTCGGTGGCACTGCAACTGAGAAGGTAGCGCCAGCTGTCAAACTTGCTGTAAGCACGGATGGCGATTCTTCAACTGTAGTCCAGCTTGAATTGTCGTTAGATCCCTGTACAGCAAAAACAACTGATGTACCGGCTGTAGCTGCAACTGTCTGCTTGATTTCGCAGCGCATTCTGCCAGCCTGAGCTTTATCCAATTTAATAACGTTAGCACTTGGGAATGTGCCGGCGTTTCCGTAAGCTCCTGATTCGCCAAAATGAAGTTTGGCGTCCATACGTGAAATAAGCATATTTATATTCCTCACTTATTCTTAATAGTTTTAACTGCGTCCTGTTCCGGACGCGTTACCGATTACGATACTGTTGCTTCTGTGAGCAAGATAGAAGGGCACTCACGAATACGTGCATTACCGATCTGCAGTACTTCATTGCCCCATGGATCTTCGCGTGGAAGCAATACATTGCTCTTGTTGATTGCAGCAATGTTAAACAATCCCTTAATAACGCTGTTACAAGCAATTGATACAGTTCCGGCGCCGCGTGCAAGCAGTGGCATAACCTGTACAATCTTTTCGGCAAGTGTGTTACCGATGTTTGTAGTAGTAGGGTCGATGTTACACAAGCGGATGATAGAGGCTTCGTGTCCTACTGACAAACCGCGTGCAATGCGATAGTGAGCACGGTATGCCTGGTATTCGCCGCCAGCTCCGTCGCTTACTGTCTGTTCGCCCAGGTAGTTATATTCTACACCGGCATTTTTTGCGCCGCGTGGATAGATGATGCGGGCCTTATCCATACCCCATTTGATAAGGTAAACGGATGTCATATGGCCTGAGCTTGAACCACCCATGCTGATACAATATGTACCTGTAGACTTTCTGCGGATAGCAAGACCGTTTGTTTCGCGTACATCATTTTTGTGATTACCGTAAATAAGCTGGTCTGTAATATCCTGTGACAAACCTTCGATAAAGGCATTCTGCTCGCTCTGCATGAGTTCCTTTGGATGTGCAGATTCGTCGATAAGCTGCTTATCAACGGTTGAGTAGATTTCGATGTTAGAGATAACATCTTTGATTGTCTTTGTCTGGCTTGATCCTTTTCCAACACCCTGGTTGTAACCTCTGAGCTGTCCGTGAGGAATAGCTGTACGTACAAGGTGAGAATCAACTGTACCTTCGTTTGCTTCTACGATAGGTGCATCCAAAAGCAGTTCATTGTAAGCATTAAGCTCTTCAATGATTCTGCGGCTGTCAGGACTGAATCCTGAACGTTTAGCCACTTCAAGAGAAGTAAGCTGGTCAGTAATTGATAATACTGCCATTTTTTATAGTCTCCTATTTGTCTTTAAAATCATCACCAAAGTTCAGGTAACCGCCCTGCTGAATAGACTTATATCCTTCCGCTTTGGCTTTACCGTTTCCAGGTGATCCTGCTTCGGCGCTCATTTCTCCAAGATTAATAAACATTTTTACAATGTCATAATCTCCCAAAAGTCCTGCCGCCTGCAGCTTGGATCCCATGTTGGGGCCGCCATATGCTGCAATACCACGTTTGAGCATAACAATTTTTTTGTCATACTCATTGCCGTACTCTTTCTGGAGTGCGACCTGTGTTTCACGCGCCTGTTGTGTAAAATTATTCTTTTGCATTTCAAGCGCATTAGCTCCTACTTCCTTAAGGCTCTGGAAAATTGCCTTTGCCTGTTCGTCGGTAAGATTATTGTCATAGGCCATCTTACGGAATAATTCTGTGTTCTCGCCTTCAATAGTGTACTTATCTGCCGATTCCGGCTTTCCAAGTTGTCTATAGAATGCTTCAACTTCCTCAGCACTTGCGCCTTCTCCAGGTTTCACTAAGCTATTCCCCAGCTTGCCTTCAAGTTCAAGGTAGTTTTTAGCAAGGTCTCCGATCTTCTCAAACTTGCTGAGCTTTTCGGCTTTATCTGCTTCGATGTTTCCAAGCTGTGCCATCCATGCCGGATGCTTTACCTCGCTTTCACCTTTTCCGTCTGCAGCGTCCTTATTCCCCGTGCCATTATCCCCGCCGGCTTTATCAGCAGGTTCTGTCCCAGGTTTCGCATTCTGCATTCCACCCATTACATTTTCAATATCGTTTGCAGTCTCTCCCGCTGTCTGTGTAGAAGTTTGTGGCTCAGCCATTCGTTTCCTCCCAGTTATTTTTTATTACAGTCAAATAAAACTGTTGTCATCTGCCTGTAATTATCACACTTAAGGCGCTTAAAAATCATAAACTTTGCAAAATTATTTAATGCAACGTCTGTTTCCGTTACGCATTCGTCATAGAAGCGCAGGTCCGTAAGGATCTGATGCAGCACCTTTTTACCGTCGTCTGTAGAAAATACGCGCCGGAAGCATTCACTCATACGCTTGTCGCGTTCAACTATTTCAGCATTTGGATCTTCGTCCAACGCTCCCATTATCCTGTCGTATTCTTTATCAGATGCCATTCATTCCTCCGGCAAGTCGCTGGTTTATTTCATCCATCGGGGAACCTGCCTGCGCAGTCTGTCCCAGCTTGTCCGCGTTCTGCATAAGGGCCTGTGCCATCTGCATCTGCTGCTGCTGTGCGGCGGCCTGTTGTTCTGTCTTAATGCGCTCTTCACGGATCTTCTTTACATCATCATCCTCGCGGATTATGTTCTGAGGCATTCCCATACCTTCCATTGTGCTCTTCATAAGCTCGTCGCCATCCAGGAAGTCTCCGGCATTAGGGAACATCTGAATAATAGGTCCAACTGCGCTGAGTGCCTGAACGGTGCCTCCCATCTGGTGGTACTTCTTCTGGTTCTGAGCAAGTGGTCCTGTAAAGTCGATTTTAATAACAGCCCGCTGATTCATAAGCGCCATCGGTGGCGGTGGTAATAAGTTAGCACGCATAAGAAGGTTGAATGAGCGCTGAATGATTTTTGATAAAAACTCATTTAATGAAACAATAAAAGTAGATAGTGTTGCGGCTTTTTCTCCCTGCAGCTCCATAACTTCTGTTGCAGTCATGTTTCCCTGCTTCTCCTGGAGGGCAAGGAAATAGTCTACATAAAACCAGTCTTTAACAGCCTGCTCATAGTTGGCAAGCTCCTGCAGTGTTATAGGATAGTTTTCACCAGTACGCACCGGCTCTAAGCGGCTGTCCTTTGTAGGAAGGTAAGTAATTCCGCGTGGCGACAAGTCAATGTCGTGCATTTCTTCGCTTGCCATCATAGGTGGCTCTGCACTTGTCTGTGCTATCTGCAGGCTTGATTTTTTAATGATATTCAGGGCCTTAATATCAGGCATTGCATCCATAGCAGGGCTGCTGGAATAAGCAAAACCGGAATAACGCTCCCATTCAAAAACTGCAAAAGGAAACTCCTGGTAGCCTGATTCCATAAGAATATGGTGGTCTCCAAGATCAAGATATACGCAGGCCCATGGCATATTCTTGCTGTTTTTGAATGCAGGATTATAGTCTGTACGCGGATATACGCACATTAAAATTTCATGCTGATCATTCCAGTGCGATGTTTCTTTAATATCGTCCTGCATGTGCTGGCTTACGTTTTCTACACCAAAAAAGTCTACGATATTTTTAAGCGTATCGCTGTACCATCTAAAGCAGGTATCAACTTCACCATAGCTGTTTACATCAAGGAATATCTGATTAGGCGGGTAGTGAATAAAGCGCAGTCTTGCGTTTTCTACATCCTCGTCTATATGAAGTGTTCCGGTTCCGATGCAGGTGCTATCTTTTACAGCCGGATTTGTCTCGCGGTAAAAGTTAGAACGGTTAAACATAGCCAAGAGTTCACTTTCGCATTTCTCCAGCCATTTTTTTACACCGTATTCTTTAAGAAGCTCGCTGTTTTCCATTCCCAGCTTAAACCATACTAAGGAAGGACTTATGGCATAACCCAGGATGCCGGCAACTAAAGTCTTATTGTACTGAAACGGTTTAGAAGTAAAGCGCTTTGGCCGTGTAGGCACTTCGCCAGGCTTTCCCCAGTCAAGCATAACATTGTCCGCATACTGTTGTGCCTCACTCCAGTCCGGCTCAAACTTGCGTCTGTTTTCCTTCAACTGTTCCCATCTAGTCTCTAAAGATTTAACAAGTTCTTCGTTTTCCATACTAAAAGAATACAACACAAAATCTTGTCAAGTCATAAACAATAAAAAAAAAATCCGCTATTAAGTTTTTAAGCTTAATAACGGATTTTTGTATCTTTTTTTTATATTTTTAATGTTTACTTATTGTCATCACCACATTTTGTGCATTTTGTTGTGGCAACTAAAGTAGCCCCGCAACACTTACATTTGTCCCAGATAGCAATAGCTGTCTGGCCTTCACCTCGACAAGGCTTGCACTGTAAAAGTCCAATAACCCCGTAACCCTTGCAAAATCTGCAAGTCTCATACTTGATCTTCATACTCCACCTCCTATACCGGTAGTATTATACACTAGGTTTTACGCAAAATCAAACAAAGATTGCTGCTGCGTAGCCTTTTTAAATCTTTTTTCTGACATTTCAAAATATTCTTTATTTATCTCGCAGCCGTAAAAATCATGTCCCATTTTATAAGCTGCAATACGGCTGGACCCGCTTCCCATATGGCTATCAAAAATCTTATCGCCAGGAAGCGCAAACCTGTCTAATAAATATTCATATAACTCTACCGGCTTTTGTGTCGGATGGATTTTCTTTTCTACGTTATATCCGCCATTCATCTGTTTATATAGTTTTGCCGGCTTATCAAAGCTGGTCCAGGCTATTTCTACCTGTGAAAAGTTCTCCCAGGGCTGGCATTTATCCCAGCAGATAACACAACGGGTCGGCGGAAGGTCAAAGTAATTTCCCCCCCATATAATCTGATTCTTACTGAT